TTTCTTCGGCGTAGTCCTCACATCTGCGATAGCAGGTGCGGTGGGACTTATTGCATCGCAGATCGACAACATGCTGCTTCTATTCGACAACATCATGCTTGCATTGCAGGGCGTGATCGACTTCCTGACAGGTGTGTTTACCGGCAACTGGCAGCTCGCCTGGGATGGCATCGGTGAGATTGTATCGGGCGTTTGCGATGGGGTGCTTGGATTCTTCAAGGGCATGATCAATGGTATCATCAATGCGATCAACGGCTTTACCGCTTCGCTTGGCTCTCTTACGATACCGAGCTGGGTGCCGGGTATCGGAGGCCAGACATTCAGCCTTCCGCAGATCCCGACGCTTGGAGTCGGCACGGAGGACTGGCCGGGCGGTCTTGCACAGGTCCATGAACGAGGTGGTGAGATCATCGACCTTCCGAGGGGATCCAGAGTATACCCGCATGATCAGTCCCTGGCAATGGCAAGAAATGAGGGTGCGGCATCAGCGACTCAGACTATAACGATCGCAAAGCTTGCGGATCAGATCATCGTCCGGGAGGAAGCCGACATCGATAAGATCGGTGACGCCATCGTCCGGAAGATGAGGAAGGCGAGCGATAACAGAGGAGGATGGACATACAATGCAGCTATGGCTTAAAGGAAACGGCAGACGGCTGCGGATTCCCGTCCTGCCGTCAGAGTATAAGGTAACAAGCGTCCAGAACAACACGACAGTGAACGTGATCGGACTGGGCGAGGTCGTGCTGAAAGGTAAACGCGGGCTGAGGGAGATCTCCTTCAGCTCGTTTTTTCCGCATCGATATGACAGCTCGTACTGCGAGTTCCAGAACATCCGCTCTCCACGTTCCTACGTGGACCGGATCGAGAAGATGAAGCAGGCCGGAGCCGTCAAGCTGATGATCACAGGAACGCCGATCAATTTCCGCTGCACCATCGAGAGCTTCGAGTGGGGTGAGGATGACGGAACCGGGGATATCAGCTATACACTCACATTCAAAGAATACCGCGCTCCGTCCGTGGGCGTGTCGACAGTCGTGATAGAGCAGTAGGAGGGGAGCACATGAACAGAGTAATACCTGATGTGATAGCAAAATCCTATACAGTGCGCGCCGGTGACTCACTCGCAACGATCGCCAGGAGGCACACCGGCTCCGCAGACTACACGGCTATCTATGAGCAGAACAAGGACCTGATCGGGAGCAATCCGAACGACATCTCCATCGGCATGGTCCTGACGCTTCCGGGCAGCGCGGTCCCGGAGGATGGTGACTGGTAATGCTGCAGAAGCTGAGTCTTATCAAGGCTAAGACAGGACAGGAGTATGACATCACGAACGCGGTCACAAAGATAGAGTGGAGTGGTTCGGCTTCGCAGGCCGCGCGTCAGCTGTCATTCGACTATGTAAACGCGCCCTATGACAACTTCAATCTTCCCGTAGTCAGCACCGGAGATGCTGTAGCATATTCCTACGGGCAGGAAGGCGAAGTCTTCTACGGGCAGATATTCGGCACAGAGAAATCGGCAGCGGTCGGCACGATCACATATACGGCCTACGACATGATGAAGAACCTGCTTGAATCTCACGGCCAGTACAACTTCAAGAACACAACTGCAGAAGCCATCGCGCAGCAGGTCTGCGCCGATGCGCAGTTCCCGCTCCGGACGGTGGACGGCGTGCCTTCCATCTATCCGACGGGCGTCAACATCGCTTCTATGATCTGCGACGACATGACCCTCTATGACATCATCATGGCTGCCTACACCAAGGCACACAAGGTCACAGGGGACAAGTACTTCCCGATGATCTACAAGCGCGGTCTGGGCGTGTACAGGACGTGGTGGACGGTCAAGGGCATCACCCTGGCGGACAATGCGAACCTGACGGACGCGTCCATTGAGGAGACGATGGACGAGATCGTGAACCGCGTGAAGATCTACAACGAGGATGGCGCGCAGATCGGAGAGGTCAAGGATGATGATTCGCTCTCGCTCTTCGGCACCTTCCAGCAGATCTACAAGCAGGAAGAGGGCGTGGATCCTCAGACAGCAGCCAAGAATATGCTGAAGATTAAGCCGACGCAGACCATCAAGATCAAGGCAGTCGGCGATATCAACTGCCTTTCCTGCTATTTCGTGACAGTCCACGAAGCCCTTACGGGGCTCTCAGGTAAGTACTGGATCAGCTCCGATAAACATACCTGGGAGAACGGCGCCTATACCATGGAGCTTGAGCTTAAGTTCGATTCCATCATGGATACGAAGGACGCGAAGACAGAGGAAGAAGAAGCAGCGAAGGAAGAACAGAAGAAGCAGAAAAGGAAGAAGAAAAAGGAGACAAGATGAGCTGGGACAGCGAAGCGATTGATATCATGCGCGGAAACGGATCAGGAGGGGGCAGCAGCCTGAAGCTGGCTGTGATGACCGGTCCGAAGAGCTGCAAGATAGGAAACCTCGTGCTGAATGCGGAGGATCTCAAGATCGATGAACGCCTCTTAAGCCAGTGCTGCACACAGGTCAAAGAGACCGCTCCCGGAGGCGGCGGGCTGTGTTCGGATCAGAGCACCTACCTTCCGGCACTCAAGGCCGGGGATGAGGTGGTCGTTTACCAGCTGTCAGACTCCAAGTTCCTGATACTTGCAAAGGTGGTGGATCCATGAGCATCTTACCTACATTTATGGATACGGAGATCCAGGAGGCCACGGTAGCAGCCGCGGTCCAGGAGATCCCGCGAGAATATGGCATAGATTTCGATACCGGGCAGCTGACCGGGAAGATCGTTGAGGGCCTGGAGGCCATCAAGGTCTGGATATGGAACTGCCTGCACTCCGAACGGTACCGCTATGCGATCTACAGCTGGCAGTACGGCGTGGAATACGAGCAGTATATCGGAGAGACGATCACGGATGAGTACCTGCAGTCAGACTGCCAGTCCGAAACGGAAGAGGCGATGATGGTCAATCCGTATATCACGGGGCTTGATGATTTTTCTGCCGAGCTGGATGGAACAGAGCTTAAGATCAGCTTTATCGCTGAGACGTCACTGGGTAATGTGGAGGTAAACGAGAATGTATGAGGAAATGACATATGATCAGCTGCTCGAAGACGCGAAGAATGACGTCGGGACGGGTGTGCAGAAGGGAGAAGGATCCCTGGTCTTCAATGCCCTTTCCGCACTGGCATTCGAGCTTGAGAAGCTGTACAGGGAAGCAAACTATATCCTGAATGAAGCCTTCGCAGATACTGCCGACATGGAAGGCCTGATCCGGATCGCGGCAAACAGGGCCATCACACGGAAGGCTGCCACAAACGCCTATGTCTCTATTACGGCAAACGTAGCGCTGCCAATCGGATGGAGGGCATCTCTAAAAGGCTATAACTACCAGGTGACGGAAGCCCTGGACGAGACGAATCACATCTATATGGCTATGTGCGAGGAGACCGGCAGCGGGCCGAACGAACTGCTTGGTGAACTGATCCCGATCGATTACGTGGACGGCCTCAGCTCTGCGGTGATCACAGAGGTGCTGGTGGCCGGCGAGGATGATGAGACACAGGAGGACCTCCTGAAGCGGTACCTGGAATCATTCTCCACAGAATCCTTCGGCGGGAACATCGTCGCATATAAGCAGCGCGTGGATGCAATCGACGGCGTCGGAGGCTGCAAGGTGTATCCGGTATGGGACGGCCCAGGAACAGTCAAGGTCGTGGTAGAATCCGCGGATTATGGCGCATGCAGCAGCTACCTGATCAATCAGATCCAGGAGGCAGCAGTGCCATCAGAGGGCGGGACCGGATACGGCTTCGCTCCGATCGACCACGATGTAACGATCGAGAGCGTCACGGAAGTGTCGGTGAACATCGTCACGACGATCACCTACACAGCCGGATACAGCTGGGCAACCATCGGCGACCAGATCACGGCAGCCATCGCGAACTATATCAAGAGCATCGCGATCGCCTGGCCGGACGGAGATGCTACCACGGAAGCCCTCGTGTATGTGTCCAGGCTTGAAGCTGCAGTCCTTAATGTGACCGGCGTCACAGATATCACAGGGACAACATTGAACGGATCCACGACAAACCTGCGGCTGGATTCCGATGAGATTCCGGTCATGGGCACTCTGGAGGTGACTACAGGATGAAGACAGTAGATACGATTCGGTACTTTCCGGAGCATATCAGTAACATCGAGGAGTTCCAACGAATCGCGAATGCCTATGATATCGAACTGAGGCTCCTGTGGCAGGCCCTCGGCGCGCAGTATGAGAACCAGTACTTCGACACGATGGACGAGGCTACCTGCGAACGCTGGGAGAACCTGATCGGGATCAAGCTGATCGGTGACGAGACTCTCACAGAGCGCCGGATCGCGATCAAGGGCCGGTGGACATCCGGCCTGCCATATACAAAGCCGAAATTCCATGAAGTCTTAAAGGCAATGGTGGGAAACTACTACACCCTGGAGATAGATGTACAGCAGAAGCTGCTTAAGGTCGGGATCCTGCTCGCACAGATGTTTAAGGTCGATTCGGTCATGGATATCATGCGGGCAATGGCACCGGCAGACATGGACGTGATTGTCAGGATCGTTTACAACCGCTGGAGCCGGTTCCAGACAGAGACATGGGCAGATACTTGGAACAACGGCGCGGACACCTGGGACGATGTCAAGCAGAATGCCAAGTGGCAGGAATAACAGGAGGACTGATTCATGCAGAACACTACAAACTACAACCTTAAAAAGCCTGACTATACAGACTTTGCAGATATTAAGGACATCAACGACAATATGGACATCATCGATCAGAAGCTGGCCTCGCCTGATGGTGATGCCAGGGATGAAGTCGTTAGCTTCACGGATGAAGACCTGGACACCGGCATCACCAGCTTCGGTACTTATCTGTCGAAGATCGTCTCCGGCATGAAGCTTGCCAAATTTATCAGAGACTTCAAGGCCGGCATGCAGTATGTGTTGCATAAAGGCAGCCTGATCAATAACGGTACCTGCAATACCGCTGGAGAGTACGCCCTGGACGCTGCCTACGGAAAAGTGCTCCGGGACGACATCGATTCGCTAAATAGCTCTTTTCAAAATCGGGTCAAACGCATCTCAACTGCGACGACCTACACAATTAATGCGAACGGAACAGTAACAATTACCAATCTGAGTATATCCATTCCAACCGGTTATGCGCTTTTATCCAACTTTGTCTCTGATACTGGTCATGCTAGAGTTTATTGTGCAAATATTGGACAGACTGCAACTCCGGCGATAACTCTGTGTAATACATCCGGGGCAGCTCTAACTATTCCGCTGAAAATAGAAAGCATTATGTATTTGGTATAGATATTTAATATGAATCAAGCTATGCTCTGCGCCAGTATTAAAAAGTCACAGCTTTTAAGCTGAGTATTTGATTGGCCCGAAATTGTCACAATAAATGTCGGAGTTCCATCAGATGCACGAACGAAGCTTATGTTTTGTATTGCACTTGATGCGTCTAGTATTTTGGCGACGGCTGTGTCTGAGTAGTTTATATAAGCTGATGCAAGAAACCAATATCCAATATTATTAGATCCGACAAAACGGCATAGAACGAGAGCAAATCGAAATTTTGGTAAAACGTGGAAGTATGCGATGCCCTGGCTGGTTACATTCAGACCTGCTCCTGTTATGCTGTACTGAACTACTCTTTCAGTAATCAGCTTCGTAAAAGAGCTATTTTGTCCATAATGTTGTATATGAACTTCCAACGAAACGCTGCATAGAGATAGTGCCTGCTTCTGCGAATGAAATCAGGAAGCCAGATGTTTTTTGTGAATCAGTGAACTAGACTATCTGTTTATTGCCAGTGCTCGTAATTTGAAATAAACCACCGGTAACGGCACCATTGATTTCAACTTTACGAAGTAAAGAGCTATTTGATGCGCTGCTTTAGTTTAAGGTCCCTTGCCAAATACGCTCATAGGTCCCGTCAAAGGAATAGAAATCCAATATTAGTGTCTTACTTCCAGTATTAATTCTGAGGACATATCGAGTGCCAGTTGCGAACCTAAATGTGATGTTGATTCTACTTACATCAACTCCACTATAATCACATGCTACATCGAATCTTGCAAAATTATTAATTGTAAAAATGCCATTGTTCATCTTCTGGGACAAAGAGCTATTTGTGGAGATATGGTTCAGCGCAACTTCACGAAAGAGTACCATCGTCTGGACCAAGTAGTGCTCTGAGAACCGCCTGTTCTTAGTTCCAATTTATAATTGTCGGAATCCGACTTATACAAGAATGTTCCTCCGTATTTCCCTAAAAGAATGCTTGCAGTGCCCGCATTCGGCAAAGTATATACTACTCCCAAAGGAATATCTGTGGAGGCAATATAGCAAACATTTATCAAGTAGAGCCCTTTTGTAGGAAGTATAAGGTCCATAACCAGAGCCCCTGCGCTAGTGGTTACGATGTTGTTGGAGTATGCATATGGAGTTATGAGTAAAGAGCTATTTATAGCTGTTGCCAGGATGACCATCTGGTCTCTTTACAATTTCGCATGAATACATTGCTACCACTCACCATAGCGATTTGCGAAGCATAGAAGTTGCCCGGCGTTCCCCATCCGCCGATATTGATGATAGCTCCTTCGGATAAATTACCTGTGAGTCCGGCTTTATATGGTGTGTTCAATGAATCGGCATTAAACCTGCCTACCGTTACGTTTCTTTGTGTTGACATTAAATTCGCATCTGAAATAGCAAGGGACGATTCGTGTTTGACCGCCAGGCTTAAAGAGCTATTTATGTATAATATCTATAACCAGGTTTATAGTACACTCTGGCATTGCTTGTGCTTTTTACGTCAGATCCACTTTTTTGAACGTATGCTAGCTGGATAGTTGTTAATGTTACTTCGATAACGACCTGCCCGGTCTCTGATCCATTAGCAAAACCACTTCTAAGATAGTGGTAACCGTCAGTAAGAGTATCTCTTCTGATAGCCAGAAGCGGGACGCAAAACGAAAGCCCGGTTCCTAAAAACGTAGAAATATAAACTTCTCTCCAGTCTTCGGGCAGATTAGCAATGTATCCATTCGTTGCGTTGAGGGCCTTCAGATATCGCCAGTTGTCAGCAGAGACAAAAGAGCTATTTACTTAGATTTTGTAGCATAGATAATGGATTTCATAACTTTGGGATTTTTGCGTGCCCACAAGGTTCCTGTACTGCAAAGAAAAACGCGAGTCTTTATACAATGCTTGTATGGTTACAACATCATAACTATTTGATGAAATTCCACTAACGCCAATGCATTTGTAGCCGCTAGGCAGATCTGCATCAATCAATGCTTTCAAGTTTGTGCTTCCATAGCTATTGGCATTAACAGTATAGTCATAGGTTATTATACGCTCCTCAAATGAAGACAAAGAGCTATTTGTATATAACAGTGTATCCAAGAGGCACAGTTATTGCATTTGCCGTAGGATTAAACAGGTTGATATTCCAGGTCTGATCATCCCCGGCAACCATGACGCTCACGCCAACGCGACCAAGATAAGAAGCCGAATAGTTGGAAATCCACGGAATAACAGCCTCTGCTTTGCTCAATGTAAGATCAGTAAGGATGATCCGCTCAAAAGAGTTAGCTTGTATGATCACTCCACCATAAACCCTGTGCGCTATAACGTAATTGTTGAAACCAGCAAAAGAGCTATTTTAAAATCCGAACAGCGACCTCTTGGCATACACCAAATATACACTATAATTTCCGGCTGTTGATTTGATCACATTGCCAGTTACTGATTCAATGAGCTGCATTCTGTAGTTGTGTGCGCGTCCGCCACTAAAAAGATTTGATATTCTTACGGCGATATTTGAAGACGTTGCATAATATCCAAGTATTACATATTGCGCACTATATATTCCGGTATCATAAAACCCGTTTACAGAATCAGAAATCACAATGTTGATGAACTCAGCCGTCAGGAAAGAGCTATTTAGGTCAGATTCACTCTGCCCATGTTTTCATGATTTCCGTTCTTATATCTGTGTACTGCAATGTGTGGGGGATTATATCCAAGTTCAATATTAAGCTGAATATAATTATTGGAATCACGATATATACCGAGCGCGGCGGTATTATCAGAGCTCCCTATATACGACCTCTGCATAATAGCATTCCCAGAAAGGACAAAAGAGCTATTTATCCGGAGGCAGCCATCACGGCCTGCGCAGCTGTGTAGGCCTTCTTTACTCCGCATGGATCGATGTCGATGTACTTCAAAGTAGTGGCGATATTGCTGTGCCCCATCAGGATCCGGATCGTCTCAACCGGGACTCCAGCCTTCCAGAGATCCGTGGCAAAGGTCCTCCGAAAGCGGTGCGGGTGTACGTTTTCTACATTGGCAGCAGTACCGATGTCCTTCAGGATCAGCTCGACAGCCCTGGAAGTCATGTGGCCTATCAGATCAAACCGGGAGAAGAGCGGTTCATCCGGCTGCGCGTTCCGGCTGTTGAGGTACCGGATCAGGTGATCCTTCGCAGTCCTGTTGAGATAGCATACCCGTTCCTTGTGACCCTTTCCGAAGACGATCAGCTCATCAGCGGAAAAGTCGATGTCCTTAACCTTTAATGCTGTACATTCTGAGACACGGCAGCCGGTAGAGTAGAGGAACTCCACCATGGCGCGGTCCCGGATGGAGCTGCAGTTCTTCCGGATGGCTGTGAGATCCTCCGATGAAAAAGATTTCTTGATCCGCTTCTCAACAAGGATCCTGCCGATGCCCTTCACAGGGTTCCGGTCAATGTAGCCTTCATCGAAGAGATACTCAAAGAAGGAAGACAGGAACCGGATCTTGTTCTGTATGGTCACCATGCTGATCTCATGGTCGGCCTTATACTTTGCCAGGTAGTCCTTGATATCAGAAGTGGTCAGATGCTGCAGCGGTTTCGTAATGTTTTTAACGAGCATCCGCACTTCCAGAACGTACTGGCAGAGGGATGTGTCCTTCACGCCCATCAGGCGCTTTGAATCCTCGAACATCCCGATCAGCTTTTCCGTAGGCGGGAGATCCTGCCGGGCTTTGAGGATCGTTTCAAGGACAGTCCGGAGCTTTTTGAGTTGGGACTCATTCAGATCCGGCTGCATCAATTTCATAATGGATTCTATTTGTGTCATAGCAGTAGACTCCTTTCCTAAAGTAACTGGGATCCGGAAGACCGGGTCCTTTTTATATATCAATTTTCTTTGCAAAGGAGAATGAGAGATGAATGAAAGAATGATTTTAGCAGACGGCTCGGTCATCACGATCGAGGAAGGCGCGAGCCTGGGAAACATCACCCACATCGCGGCAGACGAGACGGCAGCAGTGGAGATCTGCGGACTGATCACACCGGAGAACCTTGCACATGTCGAGTTCACGCATGACGGCCTTGAGGAACCTTACGGGGTCTATGACAACCTCACGAAGGCAGCGGAGCCGATGCGCTACACCAACGAGGATGAGACGGTGACTGTCCTGATCAGCCTCCGGGAGAAGACGGACGTAGAGCTGAGACTGGATGCGCTGGATGAAAGCCAGGAACTGCAGAACGAAGTCCTGGACACTCTGATCATGGAATAAGGGAGGGCTGAAAGATGGCAAGATATTTAGCACTGAGGATCAAGGCAGGGAAGCTTGACTATGATGAAGTAATCGCAAAATATCCACAGTATAAGGAAGAGATCGACCGCATCCTTGGGAAGGAGTGATCCGGATGGAACCTATTCTGAGCTTTGTATCCGCTCACTGGCTCGAATGGCTCTTCGCTGCGGCGCTGTCTGTCCTTGCCTGGCTGTACAAGAACATCGCGGCGAGGCTCGAAGTGGAACGGCAGAAGAACGAGGCTATCGCAACCGGAGTCCAGAGCCTCCTGAGGGAGTCCATCGTGAGTAATTACAACCATTATTCTGATAAAGGTTTCTGCCCGATCTATGCCAAGGAGAGCGTGAAGAAAGTTTACGCTGCCTACCACGACTTGGGAGGCAACGACGTGGCGACAGAACTGTATAACAAGATCCTGCGGATGCCGGAGAAGGAGGAAAAGGCAGATGAGCAATAAGACATATGACACTTTGAAAACGATCGCGCTCCTGGTGCTGCCGCTTGGCACATTTGTCAGCACCATCTTTGATATCTGGGGCGTCCAGTATAGCCAGCAGATTCAGCAGAGCTTTATTGCGCTCGATGTTCTCTGCGGCGCTGTGGTCACGATCGCAAAGGCGCGGTATGACGCTCAGAACGGAGGCAAGTGATGCCAGGGAAAAAGGAACTGCTGCAGCTGGCACAGAGCGAGATCGGATACCTGGAGAAGTCAAAAGAGGCCTTCAGCCTGTACGGATCAGACTGCCTGTACCAGAAGACGAAGTTTGCCGGAGCGGACAACTACACGAAGTACGCCTACGAGCTCCGGAACGCAGGCCACGGACACCCGAACGGACATGCCTGGTGCATGACGTTCATCTGCTGGCTGCTCTATACGATCTTCG